CCAACCTTTTATAAACTCATTATGTAATGAAAGTCTTTCTTTAAGGTATTCAAGTGTATGATAAGCGGTATTCTCTACAACATCTTTGTACTCTTTATCCATATATTTAGCTATAGCTTCTGGTGGCATAATCTCACCACTCTATAACTATTGCTAAAACTATTGCTGTTCTTCTGGACCCATCTTAGATTGTATAGCTGCCACCATATACTACATAAGCATTTCTTTCTCCTTATCTTGTAGTTCTGATACAGCTTCTTGAGATGTGCGAACAACTCTAAAGTTTAATGGTCTTTTAGTCTCTTCGCCTATAAGCAAATCAATCTTAGGCCTAATAATATTAAAGTCCTAAGGGGTAGCAGGAAAACCATCATCTACCTTAAATGGATTTGTTATACGCTTAAAGTCTTTCTCGTCAAAGATACTGTTATATAAGTTGTAATAGGTCTACATCTCGCCATGCTGCGTATCACGCCTACCGCCGCCAGAAGTAACATTGCCTTCACCTATTATATAATCCACACAGTCACGCTGCCACTATTCATCTTTCTTAGTTAGAGGGAGCTTCTGCTATGGAAATGCGGCACTATATAAATTATCTTTTACTCCTATCATTGTTAAAATGTAAATACAGGTATGTCGTCTTGCTGCTACTCATCGTTCCACCAAGATTGGCCAAACAATGGCATTTCAAAGAGTTCAACCTATTTGTTTTCTTCTTTACTTTTAGCTACCTTTACCTAATAGAGTTCTTCCCTATACATCATAGTCATACATAATGCTATGACTCTATCGACGTTCTTTATACCGTCGTTCTCTATAAGTTCCTCTATTAAAGGTTCGCTATATATTCTTTCTATATTAGGATGTCCTGGTTCAAACTCATCCATAAGCCATTCAAGTATTAATCCTTCTCCATATGCTCTAATAGATTTAGTCATATGACATCCTTTTCTTCTTTGTACTTTTGAATCTTTAAATACCTCTGAAATTATCTTATCTGGCTAATCAGCTAATAGATAATCACAATGTTTATTTGTGAAGTAAGGATAAATACCTTTACGTTCATTCTCAAACAACAATCTCGCATTATAAAAGATTAAAAGCTTTCGTACATTTTCATAGTACTCTTCAGCAGTATCAGGGCGTCCTGAATATTCTGCTACAATAACGTCGTTCCAAGCCTCACCAGCTTTAACACGTTTAAATATAAATGTTGACCCAAGTGAATTAGTAAAAGATTCATCATGGTCGTCGGTTGTGTTATCGTATAGTTTTTTATCTATACTTCTATATGTCCCCATATAGCCCAGCATACATCATCACTATAAAAGTGTCGGGTGTTCGTGGATGGATTATATTTATTCACCATCTATGCGTTACACTGCCATACCGCCTTTCGCAATCAGTATGATTAGCACGGAATTGTCTGTTCTAGATGTTTCCCGTTTTTACCCGATTTTAGACCCGCGGACACTACGCGTACGGGTCGCAATTGTGAGTAGAGATATTTCTACATAAGAAAGTATGGGTATCGCACTCGAAATTGTATACAAATCCAGTATATACAGATTTGTCTATCTTTTCTATTTTTAACAAAATCTTATTATTGACGAATTTTATATTCATCTTAGACTTACTTTTACAATAAGATAGTTTTAATACTTTTATCTTTCTACTTTCAAAAACAACATTATTTAATAATTTCCTATTATCATCTCTAGCGATATTAATTCTATAGGACTATTTAGATATTCCACCAAATCTATTTTTACACTATTTCTAATGAATTACAATAGAGTTTTTTATTTTTAATGAAAACAAAATATCCTAAATGTCTTCTAATAGTTCAAGATTTACACTTGTAAAATTAACACGAACTTTTCCGTTATCGTAAAACACAGATCCATCAGAATCTAAATACCCCTATAAGAAAGCGTATCTCAATGAATATGTTGCTTGTTTTATCCATTCTGGTATACGTTTATTGTATGCAGTAGTTCCTATTTCATCTTGCAACAATAATGCTAATTCTTTATGAGTAAATCTTCTTGTGTTCTCTTTATCTTTATGAACATGTATACATTTTCTATCAAAAACTTTTTGTATAAGTGTGTCATAAAAATTTGCTAAATCATCTTCTTCTTTACCAATGGATAAATATATATCGTGAGATTTTTGGTTTATATTAACAAACCCATCGCCGACAAATAATCCGAGAAAATAAAATAATTCAGATGTGTAATTTGGAAATTTATTTAATATCTATTCTAAACCATTTTTAAACTTAGCATCACAATCATAACCGTAATACCTATTTGGAATTTCCAACCAATCTCCAACATTTATATCTTTTGCTTTTACAAATCCATTGTTATGAATCAAAATAGGATGCTCAGATGTAAATGTTGTAGTACGAAAAGATCCATAAGGTTTTACTGTATATATAGACTCATTAAACTTTTCATATATTTGAACGTTTCTTATATCAACAAACTATCCATCTTTATTTATAAGCTTATCATCAAGTGTTACATCTTCTACATTTACCAAACCTCTTTGAGTACATACCTTCTCTCCTGGCGTTAAACACCCTCCTATATATAATCCAAATGGAGGATCTTTAATTGGGTATTCCCATATCACAATTGAACCATGTGGTTTATCATCTTTCTTTAAGTGATATGTTGTTATATCTCCAGACTTCTTTTCAGTAGCTTTAACCTACCCTTCTCCATCCCAAGCTAAATCTACTACGTGTTTCATATTTCGTAGCTTCTCATTGGTTCTAATGCGTGTTAATTGATTCATTAACAACTATCTTGGGAAGATATTCTTACCGAGCTCCAATACAGCTTCCTAAGGCTTTAAAGGACGCTCTGATATAAATCTATCAATAGAAGTCTAAGATGCACCACCATCTTTTACTTTGTTTCTCTAAGCAATAAGTTCTTCTATAGCTTTCTATTTAATACTATTACCATACTAATCCATGAACTTCTACTTACCATTCTCGTCAGTAGATTCCATATTAGACCATGATGGAACAAAGAATCCACATTTAGTCTACTCTTGACCATCATCCCAAATGTTCGGAAAAGCCAAACAGTTGAACGCTTCTGGCTTGTAGAATAAATTCTTAAGACCATCAAAAGCGCCACCTTCAGTACCACCAGTACCAAAAGCAATCAAAAGACCAAAAGCTACACCGTCGTCAGTTTCTACAGCAGGCTGTTCAACTCGCCACGCTGTTTCAAGATTAGGGAACTTACCACCCTCTTCAAATAGTACAAGCTTACCACGAGTACCACGAAGTCTCTCAGGGTCATTCTTAAGTGTGATACCTGTTATGCTTGATAGGTAACCTTGCTCAGTCTATTTACCAAACTCGTCTGTAATCTTAAAACCAGATACACGTTCCATACGTGTGCTTGTAAGACGTTGTTTTGACCAAGCTGTATTCTTGTCTATAAAATCCATTATTTGCCAAGCTTTAGTAAGAAGACCATCACCAATCAAGAACTTCTATTCTGAAGCTACAGCAAAACTTTTAGACCCAGGTATTAACTCATAATTGCGTACTAACATAGATGCTCCTTTAAATGAGTATCCACGCTGTCTTGATTTAAGCACAACTAAATGCTTACCTTCAGTTTCAGCTTCTTCTATGGCGTTAAAGTAATAGTAGTCGTAATCCCAGAAGTTTGGGAACTCTAATATACGTTCACGTCTTGTACGTTTATTACCATATCTATCTGTATACTCAACCTCACTAAGCTTCATAATTGGGCTATAGTTAAGATAAAAGTAATTATATCCACTTATAGCATCACCATCAGGAGCAACATATCCGTATAGACATCTATTAGTTTCTTCATCCCAGTACTTTATATAATCAGTAGTTCCCGGAGGAGCTAATGTATAAGCACCGTGTTCTTTAAAGAACATAGCTGCCTATCTAAATTTATCACTATTATAAATCTTCTTATTAAAGTCAACCATAATTATTTAACTGTTTCATATAGACCGATAACACCACCACCTTTAACCTTACCAGATTCAAGCTGTTCAGCTTTAGCTTGCTTCATAGCTATATCTAATGATTTAACTACCCCACTAACATCTTTAAGTATTCGTGTGATTTTAAGTGCTGTGTCTATATCCATACTACCTTCTGAATACTAATTCAGAGTTTCAATCAATCCCTCTGCTGCTGACTGTGAAGATGAAAGCAGTCTGGTTCCAGGAGTCTGTTGAAACTCCTGAAACCTTTTTGCTAATATCATCATTTCGGCAGTAGGTTTATATTTGTCATCATTGAACATATCTTTGCCTACAACAGATTGTCTTTCTTTCTCTGGATAAGCCTCGTATGGACTATTCCATTTGTATAGCCAAATTATATATTCAATCTCTTTTAGCGCCTAAGATTTATCTTCAGCATTATTATAATACTCCTTAAATGGAGGTATTGCTAAATCCTAAGTACTAAGTTTTATCTTACCACCTTGTATATCAAACATTATTAAATCTTCTTAGCTAATATTTCACCAGCGTGTATATTATCACTTGTAACACCAGTTACATAAGGATGTAAACCTTCTAAGTCAGCTTCAGTCTTAGCAGTCCATACCTCAAGACCGCAATTTAAACCTATAAGATTTTCGCAAATGTTATCAACGTTTGTAGCAGCTTTTAGTTTGCTAATATTAACATCAATAAACTGATAAGCATTTTTAGCTTTTGAGTCTTGATAGAATTCTGTAATCTTATTACATACATCTAACCATTTAGCGTCAGTAAATGATATATCATCAAAATATACGATACCGTACCTGTAGCTCTAATCAAACTGAGCCATTAATCTAAGTGTATATGGAGTAGATGATATAAATGTAGCATTACCACGAAGACCATTTAAACTTGCAATCATTAATATCTTATATGCATAAGGCTTATTTTCATATGTAGAATTACCAGCGTCTATTGTATTATTTTGATACATTTTAGCTTGTTTTAATTCTATATATGGATGTAAACCACATTCCTTACATGTCTTACAGAATTCTTCAAGCGTATCTGTCTTCTCGTTATTTGGACCATGGAATGCAAGTATGTCTGCCAACGTGTGGTCTTCATATTTATAAGAACCTTGAGTTGTTGTTGTAGTGCCATTTGTCCAACCAGTTGGCAAATATGGGTCATGGCTTACAATAAACTTACCATCAGATGTCATATATGTATCAGTCTCAACATATCTCCAGCCTTCTTTTGCAGCAGCTCTAAATGCAGCTAAAGAGTTAGCTCTTTCTGTAACATGGTAGCCTTGATGGGCTATACCACGCATAACCTTATCATCTCTAGTATGATCTTTTTGAAGAACTACCGTTTGTGTAGTACCTGGTGTTTGTGAACCACCTCCAGAATTTGGTTTAAATGCTATATTAGATGTATGTAGCATTACGCTACCAAACGAACTCAATGTCGCTGGTTCTATACCTGGATTATTTGCCGATGGGGTGTCAAGTAATATTACATAATCACCATCAACTGTTGCAGTATACGTTGTACCAGCCTGCGTCCAGTTGGCCATACCAAACTGACCACTAGTATTCTTCCATCCAATATACATTCTTATTGTATTTGGAATTTTTATAACATCGCCTTGGTTTAATTTAGTTTCTAAATAAACTCTCTTATAACCTTGGTTTATAGTCCACATTGCAGAAGGACTTATATTGACATTACCTTTAACAAACTTAGATGTTATATCAATATCCCAAGGACCATTATCAACAACAGGTTGTGTTGTAGAATGTGAGTTGTTTTGTATTTCAGATATAACTTGTTGTAGAGTTTTTGCTACGTCTGAGTTATGTCCATTAAACCCACCAATATCTTGTATATAAACTTTACCGTTTCTCCTAACCTCTAAAGCGTTCTTTCTCTCATCTTTAGTTCCTGCACCAACTGAAAATACATATACATCATCACCAGTTAATGCTTTTGATACATTATAATAACCTACCGTAATTTCTGCACTATTAGATACATTTAACCCATATCCGAAAGCTGCAGAGTTAAATACTTTATCAACATTAATATCGGTTCCAGACATTATACAAATAGATCCACTATTAACTATATTACATCCATTTATAATATCCGTTTTACCAATACTGTATATATTGAAAAATGGAAGTTTTCCAGTAGGGTCTTTGATAAAATTTTTAAGATTTGCACTAGTTAGTTTTATATGCTTATCATCAACATCAGTTACAGTATAATTAAAGTTTTTAATCTAATTAGCATCTCCTTCATTTATTAAAATTTTATCATTTTTAACCTCTGTATTATATAACAAAATGCTTGATCTTTTTATCAAATTATATAATGGGCTATTTTTATCAACTTCTACAATGATGTTGTTATCATCAACCTTAGTATATGTAGGGGTCTAAGCTATCTTATATGAAATTATATGATTATTTTTTGAATTTGAAAATATATAAGGGCCAGTTAATATATTTTGATTTCCAACAGAAACTATCGTATCTCCCTATATAATATTACTATATCCAATACTATTGCCATTAAACTCTCCTTTTGGATCTGTTCCAATTATTAAATTGTCGTTATAACTATTCTAACCACCACGTGATAATTGATAACCTTTTTTAAGATTAGTATTATAAGTATATAGATTTTTAAGAAATGGCTCATCTTGCTAACTATTGTTTTGTTGGCCAGACCCATTACCTGCACCTCCAGCTAAACTAAGCGTAGCATTAGCATCTAGCACATAACCTTTCGGATAACCTTTATTCTCATTGCCAATAATGACATTAAGATTCTCTGGATATATTAAACCGCCACCAGTTAGTGCGGAATTAACTAATTTTGCTGTATTCATATTATTATATTAATTTAATCCCGCATCCATTATACGGTTTTATAATTATTTGTTATATTATTATCAATCAATGTCTTAGGATTTTCATGTATCACAAATGTACTGCCATAACCTTTAAACACATTACTAAATCTCTAATTACTAGAATATTGTGATGCACTTGTATATCTATTAGATGGGAATACTGATACAAATTTAAAGTATCCATTATTAGGGCCATTTACATAATCCTAAGAAAATGCACCACTTATATCTGTTAAGTTTGTAAACTTCTGGAATACAGAATTAAATACTACTGGATTAGAAGCTGTACTCTCTGGAGCTTTAACCATAGTAAACACTCTATTAATATTACCAAGTGTATTATTAGATATATAATCAAATGCTGTAAATACTTGATTTGGATATACAGATGTATATGCAAATGTACCATTCAAAGATGTTATATTAGGAGCATATTCAAAGAAATGTGGTGGAATTACATATATATCACTACTACTACTACTCTTTGATACCCTAGTTAAACTTGAACATGTATTAAACATATTTGTTAAGTCTTTTCTAAAATTCTTAAATGGGAGTAACAATATATCTGGTATTCTACCTCTAAGTCCAGTTTCATTATAATGCGGCCATCGTGGTCCGCAGTTGTTAAATATGCTTGTAATGTTACAATCACCGTTACAATATCTAAACAAGTCTGGAGCACAACAGAAGTTTAAGCTGCCATTAACAACATTTCCACCTTGTCCTATAGATACTAATATTGTATTAGAGTCATGCTCATAATCACCATCATGTTTACCAGCTTTAGTAGTCACACCATCGTAAGCCCACATTATAGTTTCGTCGATGTTATCATAACTTGTATTTACAGAAATAGCTACTCCATTATATACAAACTTAAATGGATTATAGTTTTCGTTATGTATTGATTCTGGGTTATTATTTACATATGGCTCTATTCTACTATTAGCAAATGCATTATGCAAACTTAGAATTGATGTATTTGGAGCTTCAGTAGATACAACTTGTTTAGAATATAAAACACCTTCCGGACTAACCACCTCTGTCCAACTGCCAGCGTTTTTACTAAACCATTTAACTACATTGTCAGTATTCTCCATTTTAACTTCGCTACCATCAGCTCTTACTATATTATATATGATAACCTTTTTGTTATCTCTATACTCAGAACTAGTCGTTAATGTTCCGTCTTGTATTCCGTAGTAAGTATTACTTATAGTTCTACCACCATGATAGAATAGTTTATATGGGATATAACTCTAATTACTTTCAGAGTATGATGAGTTTGAGAATATACCATTAGCATATTGTAGATTAGGACAATTAGCAAAGCCGTTAGATGTTAATTTATATGTAAATTTAACATCTCTAAACAAACCAATAACATTGTTAAGTTTTGTATTGTTTAAGAATAATGAACCAGGAAGTTCTACATGATTACCATTTATCTAATTAGGCATCGTTGTATATGCAAAGAATCCACAACAATTCTAAAGATTTGGACAATTCTTAAATATATCATATGGGAATTGACCATTAACAACTTTAGCACAACCATTTCCAAATGTACTCTAACTATAATTATTATCAATACAATCTATAGATATTAGATTTATAAATCCTTTAAATGAATCGTTGTTTATGTTAAACACAACACCACCATTTAGTTTTTCATTAGATAAGAATCCGTTTATTCTTGTAACATATTGTGGATTCTTAAATATCTTTGTAAAATCAATAGTTCCATGACCGTATTTAGATGTAAACGACACTGCTACTTCAGAGACATTAGTTGTTATATTTATTGTATCATAATCTATATAATTAGCGTTTACAAATCTAGTTATATAGTTAAGGTTTGGTAAATTCTTAAAGAAGTCTTTAAGATTACCATATAATGACGCATTAGCTTTAAATGATTCATCAAGATTGTCTGTAGTAGCAGTATTAAACACATCAGATGTATTGAGTGTATTTGTATTATTTACAATTACACTGTTTGTACTACTTAAGAAATATTCAGATTTATTTATCTTGTAATCCTTAGAGCTGTGTCTAAACAAGAATCTATCGAACACTCCAGTTGTAGGTCCGGTCCAAATGTCACTAACATCAACAAGGGAGTCTACAAGCGGACTAAACAATCCATCATCTACAGTTACGCTATCTCCTACAAAGTGTGGAGAATATAACACTGCGCTATTTCCCCAACATCCTGTAAATGTATCATGCAATGAAGTAATACCTTTAGCAAGCTTAAACATATATCTATTAGGAGAGTTATCAGCTTGATTTGTCTTCTAAAACTTTGCATTCTATACAAAGTAGAACATTGTATCAAGATTCTTAAGCGACCCTAAGTTCTATAATGTATAATATATATCAAATAAAGTGCATGCTGTACCTCTATACATTGCTAATGCATTATCTATATCCTAAAATGTAATATTAGTTTGTTTGTTTGATACATTTATAGGCATTATAAAATTATCATCAGGTATAGCATTGTTTGTAATAATTTCACTTGGAAGTTTTACAACGTGTGTATTATCAGCTATAGCCTGTACATTTTTACCCTAGAAATTAATAGTACTAGTTGTACCATGAATTGAGAATTTTGACAAATCAGCAAAACATGCATTGCATTTAACAATAATGTTACCATAAACTCTCAATAGATTTTCACACTTTGTAAATGGATTTGTTATGTATGCTGGCTTAGTAGCATTGGTAGAGAACTGTATCTCCTGTATACCAGTATTATTCCGTATATCAAATTGTTTTAAGTTTGAGAATTGTGATAAATCAAGAAGTTGTCCACCGTTTATATTTGAAACAACTGTACTGTTTAAATATAATTTTAATATATTCTACTGATTACAATTACTCATATTTATAGTCTTCAGATTGACATTATTTGATATGTCAACATTTGTAAGACTACTTAAATCTGACAATGTTATAAAGTTATCATCTCTACCACCAACTAACTATACGTTATTTACTATAGTAACATCTGATAGATTTGGACAGTTTTCTATATCTACAATCTCAAGATTTAAGTTGTTGTTAATTATAAGTCTTTGTAGATTTTCACAGTGTGTTATTTTTACACTCCTTAAATTAGCATAATTAGACAGATTTAACTCTTTGATTGTATTACAATCTTCAATATATACAGATCTAAGATTATTACATCCAGTTAAATCTAAGTTTGGCAAATATTGTTGATGTATAAGTTTTAAATCCATAATATTACTATTTGTAATATTTAGATTCTACAACGGAACATTAGTTGGTATAAATATGTTTGTAATACAATTACTTCCAGATATATCAATATCAGTTAACTTTGTAAACTTAGTTCTAGCGTTTGGAGTTCCAGGATTCTATTCTATATCTAAGTAGAATGAATCACCACTAACAGCACATGAAGTATTAGCAAAGTTTATAGTTCTAACTTCAGATACGTTTGCTTGTCTAAATACATCTAAACTAAATTGACCACTAAAATACTTATTGTTATGCATATCTATAGTATGTATAGCAGGCAAACCAAGTGGGTCAATATTTAGTTCATTTATAGATTTAGCTATTGAGCTAATTTTCATATTATACAATGGGGTTAGCCTATCGCCTAGTTCTATAATTGTATTTGAATTATTGATAGTCCAAGTATAAGGACCACCTTGTTGCATATTACCAACATTAACATAAGTCTTTGTATTATTTGGTAAGAAGTAGAATGCTTGAACAGTATCACCAACAGCTATTCTTGATATAACTGGACAATTAGATGTTACTGGTAAAGCATCAACCTAAGTACCAGCTACAGTAGCGTTAACTGTAACGTCAGTGTTATTCTTAAATGTCATAGCTGCTTGTCTCTTAGACATATCTCTCCATCTAAACAAGCTATCTAAGAATACAACATGCTTCTTAAGCCATGTTCTATTGTGTGCTACCTTACGACCATGAAGCTTTACAATATCCTTTGCGTTAGTTATAATATTATTAGTAAACTAAAGCATGTACTTAAGCTTATAGTCATAATTAAATATAAGAGAACCACAAAGCTCTGTCTACTTTATAAAATACTTATCTATAAAGTAATTCATAAAAGTATCGTAGCCATTAGCGTTTGCTAAAGCTTCAGTAAAACTTCTAAACTCATACCAGTATTGTGCATATATTGAGTTTACTGTATCTTGACCATCTCTCCACTTAGCTTTTGTAAATGGCGTATCTAACGACAACCAAAGCTTGTTGGTATTAGCAGATACTGTAGTTTTAGATAAACCTTTATCTGGATTAAACGTTTCAGCAACATACTGCATTCCTTGTGTAGCGTCTGCAGAAGTAGCTTGATTGGTTATGTACTTAATCCATACATCTGGATTAATTTTAAGCTCTCCTTGGTTATCACTACCATTAGCTGTATCAAGGTCATAGAAGTCAACATAGAACTTAGAACCATCCCATGTTCTATACGTAGAGTTCTTACCAAAATTATCAACAAGTCCGAAATAGTTACAGATAATAAAATACTTAAATGCACTATCTACACTGAATCCCATATCATCACTAATACCATTTGGATCTACTATAATCTGTTGCTTTCTATTTAGCTTACTATAATTACCACTAGAATCAACTGTATACTAATCATATGAGCCAGAGATCATTGGAATTGTATTAAGTCCGTTCACATCACTAGAATAACATCCCTCTATTGGGAGTTTCATGATATTAGATACAAATTGTTTAAATCCAGCATAATCAGAAGTTCTTTTTCCACTAGGGAACCTTACTTCATATTTCTAGTTAAGTATATTGTCATCATTCTACCAAAAGTCTCCCTTACTTGTATCAAGATCTTCTGGAAGGCTATTTGTTATTCTTTCAAACCCAACAAGTGAGTTTGTATCTTTTATTTCAATCCAGGCAGAATTGTCTTGGTCAAATGTTTCATCTACGGTTACATTATCAGCATAGAATGGGAATGTTGTAACATGTATAGGATTGTTATCATTAGAAGTAACTATAGACCTAACTGATTTAAATCCTAAGTTTCTATGTGCATCACGACCAATATTAAATGAATATATACCAAGCGGAGTTACAGATAATGTATTCTAAGCATCTGTATAGAACTTAATAATAACAAATACAGGGAAGCCTTCTACAGTATGTTTTAATGTAGCTGTTGGCTATTGTGTTTTAACATACTAAGAATCATATACATTCTTAATTGCCTTTTGGTCAAATGGAAAATATGGATTATCCTTTTTACCAAGTTCCGTGTTTATAAACGAACCAATAGCTGCATTATTAGCATGAGAGCTATCTACAATATCAGCTTTAAGAGTATATGTCTGTTCTGGTATCCATGTTGATTTAGGAGTAAATACTGTGCCTGTTGGAAGTGATATATTTAAGTTTTTAACTGAGTCTTTAAGAGTTGATGTACCTTGTAAACTTATAGTAGCATTCTTAATAGTTTTTACTGTGTTGTCAGTATTAGAACCATCTTGACTAATTCCAATTGGGTCCCAGTACTATACAACTTTATTTTCAGTTTCTGGTAATGTTACAGATGATGAAGACTGCTGTTTAACAAACTGGTTAAATGTCCAGCTAGAGTCATTACTAACATCTATAAGCATAATTGGAACACCAATTTCTTTAGCATTTTCAGAAAGCTTGTTTACATCCAATCTGTTATTAGAATCAAGAAGGAAATCAATAGTATATTGCTATGCGTCTTGATTATATAATAATGATTTAACATTTCCATCAGCATCTCTTGAACAGAAGTTCTTCTTTAGCTCAGCATCAATTCTGTTATAATTTGGAGCATTATTTACATAATTTGTAGATATGATATTATTTATGTGTTGACACATTAAATCAAACTCATTAAGAGCTTCTGTATATATTCTTATACTATATATATTTGTGTCACACTTGTTTATTAGATATTCATTTCCGCCTTTCACGTATCTTCTACAACCAACATATAAATTATCTCCCATTTTTATTCTAGTAGATAATTTGCGTATTGCAGATACAACACCATCAAGGTAAACCTTTACAATATATTCTGTATTACCATCAACTTGTTGTGGATAACAAACGATTGCTATATCATTATCTATGTTATCTTCAAGCTCTAAAACTCTCTGATTATCAATATACAAACCATGTACATCAATAGATATACCATTTGTAATTTCGCCAAGATTACTATCAGCTACAGATGTATCTCCAGAGAATAATATAGTTCTATTATCATCTGGATGATAATCAGCATGATAATGCAGACATATAGTATATACATCTCCTAAAGATGATAACAAGTCATCGAATTTATAATCTGAATTATCAAGCTAAAAATTATTTATAATACCAGTAGCGCCATTACTAACTCTATAATAAAACTCTCCAGTATCTTTGACACTAATAGTAGATCTAATATTCTATTTAACTGTAGACATATTAGATTTGGCTACTTTAGATTTAAGTTTGTATAGAGAGTTACTATATGGAAATTCGTATGTACCTTGATTAAAGTTTCTAGCTGTCATATCAAAAATACAGTTGTTATACATATTGAATGTATCTTTGATATAGTTAACTTTAGACTTTATGAATTTAATATAATATACAGCTTCTGCTGTTTTATCACCAGCTTTAACAACTACTCTAACTTTTGATACTTTATCTTTTACAGCAAAACTTTTATTTGATACAGATATGTAATCTTTAACAGTTTGTGCAAATATACCTGGTTGATTAGTTCTAACCTATACATCATCAACAAACACATCATAATTAAATGATGTTAGCTATGATACATAAGGAGTAAACTCTAGATACAGACTTCCATCCATATTAACTTCAACTGGTTTGCTCTAGTCTTTACTCATAACGTTTGTTGAAATCATAATGTTATTAGAAACAAGCGTTAAAGAAGACTTTACTGTTTTAGTTATATTCTAATCTTGCTTATTAGTCAAAGTCTGTGTTACAGTATATACATCTATCCACTTAGTATCATCAGTAAATAAATCTGATAACTCTATAGAGTTTGTCTATTGGTTAGTTGAAGCTATACTAATATCATATGTTTTCTATATACTATTATTTGTACCCTAGATTTTTAAATCTAATGTATACTATCCAATAGTTCCTACGCTGTACTGTAGCTTTATAAATGATGTATTCAGTGTTGATAAAGATGACGCTACATCATCACATTTCAAAGTTATGTTATTATCTATTATAGAACCACTCCACTATCCTTGTCCATACACTCCATTACTGTCATCTGTGTAAGACGCTGATATTAACAATCTTCCAGTATGATTATTTAATGCTCTTGCAATATTCGTATATGGTATAAAGAATAAGCTATTTGATGCGTTTACTGATGTAGCATAAACCTTAGTACTTCCAACATATGCTGATATTTCCCAAGGCTTATTGTATTTTACAGATATACCATCTATGTTAACCTGTAGACCATCTTCACCCATACTAATAGTTGAATTAGAGTCCTATCCATTTACTTTAATAGCTACAGATAATTCTTCTCCAGATGGTGTAGTTCCACCACCTCCACCAGAGCCTCCACCACCATGTAGTGCAAGCCATGATATATTTCCTTTTGCTATAGAAAGATCATCCTTTAACCTTTCAATAGCTGTATCTACCGAGATTACCGACTCGTTATCTTTTAACATCTTAGGGTTTGTGAGTGATATGCCTTTAGCATCATTGCTCATCAATATCTCCCATTTGCTACGGTCGGTATTAAATTTCTTTAAGTTGTTCATTATTAAAAGATTAAAGAGTTATTGTATATGTTTCTGTACTTGTTATATTGTATGCTTGTTTATCTGCTTCAGTTGTAGGCTCACAAGTCATACTAACAGTAGTTAGATTAGGGATTTGTTTATTTGGGTCCCACTTAGCTGTATTCTTATCTTCATTAACATCCCACACACCATGTATCTATTTAGCTTCAACAACAACAGAATCACTCGTAACTTTATATTTTATATACATTGGATAATGTTGTTTTCTATTCTCATTTGGTGTTGTAGCATTTGTTGATGCTTTAAAGTAAGACATTAACCATGGTATTGTATACTCATCACCAGATGGCTGCTCTTTATTAGAAACTAGCTTATATCCAGTAGCCTAAGACATAACGTATGTAGGAGCTGTGATTCTATCTACAAGCTCATATCTAGCATAGTTATTAGATGAGTCAATATCCTATTGCCTTGTAACCTAAATCACCGGTTTTCTAGATAATGTATCGTTAACATCGCTCATTAAGTCTACAGTTAAGCTAGCTTTATTGTCAGATGTTATATAATTATCTGGAGCATCATATATAGGCTTACTCAATGTATACGTATGTTTATGACCACCAAAAACAAGTCTTATTCCATACTTCTTAAACAGTCTTGAGAATCTATATTTACCAGCAGAATTAAGTATATTGAGATGAGAACCTTCTCTACCAGCACTACCTTTCATAAACTGCCATGTAACCATTGTAAATGGCATTTCGTGCATATATACGAATGGTTTTGTATCTAACTTACCAGATGTCATTACAGCGACAAACCAATCTTCAATACTTTTATTTGCAGCTTGCGCGAATGAGGCATCTTCTATTCCGTTATTATATGTTTTACTAGAAGCTTCAGCAGTCTCTGAATTTAAACACATAAAACTAAATTTGCCGTATGTGAAATAGTATAATGAGTATAATGGATATTGCTTCCCATTCCATGTAAATGAATAATCAAAATCTGAGTCAAGCTCAAATGTAAAATATCTCAATACATTGATGTGATTAAACTTAGATGTAGCATCTTCACCATCTGTAAGAAGAGTTGGCTGTTCACTACATAGGTCATTATTGCCTATAGTAAACATCTCTGTCTTATTTGGAATAAACGTATCAAGAGCTTCATAGTAATCAATCCACTCATTCTCTCTATTACCACTCTGTGCAATATCTCCAGTGTTGATTAAGAAGTCAAAGTTTTCTTCAGCCATTATACCAGCAGATCTAAACCATGGCCTATAATCTAACCAACTAAAACCTTGCTAATCAGTTTCCTATATAAATGTAAAACCATTAGTGTTTATAGTAGCTTCATCAGCAATGTTTGTTTTATAAATCTTACTCTTATATGATTCGTCTCCAAATCTTCCAACCTAGTATTCATACTCCCCAACTTCAAATACATTGCTTAGAACGGCCTTATGAGTTGTTACCCAAGTGCCACTAGGCGTTCTCCATCTAAGTCTCTTATAATGATCTATAAACTTATTTATAGCTGCAGTGTTATTCTTATCGCCTTGTGTTATAGATCTAACTACAGTCCACTCAGTTTGGCCAACCTTTCTATATCTGAGATACTCATCATAATTCCCAACTGATACCCAGTTAAAACATCTAGAAGCTTTACTAGTATTGCCAGCAGCGGCTTTTATACCAAATGTACATCTTAAACAGTTTGGCTTAAATGGGTCAAATGTTGTCTTATTTGTAAAGAAGTTCTTACCTTCCCATGAAGCTTTTGGAGTAAATTTCTGCTTAAGACTATCTGGATAATAATACATTGGAACATTACCAGCAAACTATGTCTGTGTGTTCATGTTTATATATGTCCACAAAGACTTTGTTTTCCTTGCCCCGTAAGCTTTATTACCTTGCTTAGAAGGCTCAAGCATAAACCATCTTACATATACACAATCTTTAGCATCATCTGTACTGTTAACCTGGAATGTAGCATCACCCTCATATACTGAACCAGAACCAAATCCGCAGCTATCAATATAGCCTTGATATGTAAAGTTCTTATTCCATGGAGATTTCAACTCACCTTTGTCAAGAGGATTACCTTGTTGGTCATATACCCAATTATTTTCAATATCCCCAACACATAGATAGAAGCTTGAGGCATCTTGGCTAAACCCAATTGGATTATCTCCATCCATCCATATCTGATCGTATGTATTAACATCTATGAATGCACTCTTATTAGTATTACATCTAGCACCACGTATTAAGTATGTAGAACCAGCTTTTATAATACCATCAAGCTTAAGAGTCTTCCATTTAAATCCGTTATGACCGTTGCCATATAGAGTTCCATCTGTATATAACAACATTAAACCATTGAGATTAATATCACTATTTGAACCATTTGCAAGCTCTATAAAGTTATGACTACATATTTGGTTATCGTTGTTTACACCGCCACAGTATACTTCATTTATACACAGCAAATGATCAACATATACTTTCCATGCTGGATCTATATTACCAACTTTTGTAGTTTGATCACTCTTCTTTCTTACAGTTATCTTACCATTCTGATCTACTTGTACATTATAAGTAGAATCACCATCTGTAAATGTAAGATGATCAAGATGTGTAGCATATAAGTCATCTACTGATATACCACTACCAGATCCTCCAGAAGACTGTTCACTTCCTACAACATTAAACTTACCATCTTTATACAGAACAACTTTCTTTCTATCTGTATAATACAGTAATTCTCCATCTATAAGATTCTATCTGTTTCTACTAAAGTTAACAGCTGTATCCATCTTTATAGATATATGGTTAACTGTAGGTTCTACGCCAGTTGTGTTTGGCTATGTAGGATCTGTATTAACATGTGGATCTTCTATTATCTCCGTAGGCCTAATAGGATCTGCTGTACGCATAATCATCTACCTTGCACTAGAGTTAGAATCTCCAGCTACAATACCATTAAGGATCATCTTATTTATAGTACCCATATTTGAGTATATATCCCTAATAGCTTCTTTAATCTTTAATAGCTCATCTGAATTAGAGCTATCTAAATGTACACCATCACTGGTGTCTAGCCACAGTACATCCTTAGTACGTGGCTCAACTTCGCCAACATATAAAGCATTACTTATATTAAAGTTGTTTATAATGTTGCGTAATTCTTTAATGGATGTTAAATTCTGTGCAATACCATCTGTATTCGCCTATATTAGACGTCTAGCATCATTTATTATATTATCTTTACCGTCAATATAATTCTTTAGGTTATCTATCTAAGACTTAAGATCTAAATAGTCTATAGATGAACCACTACCGCTATGCCCACCAGAACTAAACCCACCTTTCAATAATATCTTTCTAATGGAATTAGCGTCTAGTATATCTCCTTCTTCAAACACTTGTCTAGTAATACTATCGCTGTCACTAAACATAATAACTCTAGGAGTCTTTGGACTAAACACATTTTCCACAAGTCTGGAACCAAAAAGTTTAGATTTCTTCATGTGCTATAATTTATATAATTATACAAACAAGGAAAGGGAACTACACATTATGTGTAATCCCCTTACCGTCGGAATATTGCCAGTACCATCTGTGACGCCATTCCGCGTAGCCTTGTTACGCGTTACTCAGCTACCTCAGATTCGCTTACGGAATCAGCCGCTGCCATCGTAGCATCTTCAGTAGTATTCTCAACGTCTTGAGTCTTATCTGCTTCCGCATCAGGTGCGCTCAATTTCTCATCGCTGGAACCATAACCACCTTCACCACGTTCTGTTTCACTAAGTTCTGCTACCTCTGTAATTGAAACTTCTGGAATAGGCATAATTACCAACTGTGCAAACTTCTCACCAACCTTGTATACAGCTGGAGCAGCATCAGTTGTAACATGCATCTTAGCCATTATCTCACCACGATAACTAGAATCAATTACACCTACAGCATTAGTCATAAACATAGACTTCTTAGCAATAGAAGAACGAGGGAACAGTAAACCAACATAGCCTTCTGGAATTTCAACAGCTAGACCGCAATGGTATACAACAACAGTCTGACCACAATCATTTGGCTCAAGTGTAATATCTGTTGTTGTCAAGTCAAGTCCTGCGTCACCTTTGTGTGCGCGTATAGGCAATACAGCCTTATCATTCAATCTTTTAATTTTTAGTTCCATTCGTATTTAGTTAAATTATTAAACCCACCTTTTCAGCGTGGGATGAATCTGTTATGGATGCCCCACTAGGATTCGAACCCAGACTAAGAGGGTTAGAGCCTCCTGTGCTAGCCGTTACACCATAGGGCAATGATGTGCGGATTTTAAAGATGCCGCACCATCTTAAATAAAATGAAAAAATTTATTTTTCTGTTAGAAATTTTATTGATTAATTCATTTACTTTGATATAAATGTAAACAGATAAATCTTAATTAAATTCTAATTAATTTATTTATGAAAAATAAAATGTTTAAAATTATGAAAATCGTAGTTGCGGAGGCAGGATTCGAACCTGCGCCTTTAGGTTATGAGCCTAACGAGATACCTCTTCTCCACTCCGCGATGCTAGCTCTTTGATAGAGCTTATGAAAATATAATTTCTTATAGTCAATCCATCTTTACAGCGTGGATAATCTGTTATTACTTCTTACGTGTTACCCAATTCCACAATCTCTTAATAAGAGAAGTCTTCTTGATTGTAACTTGGCCGTTCTTAAACTTAAGCGACTCGCCATCCTTGACCTCAAATGCACGAACCTTTGTAATGTTGCAATCTCCATTTGAGAAGTTAAGTGCTGTACCAGTGCTAAAAGCTTCATTCAAGAAGTTGTTAATAGCATCCTTCTCTACAATGTCGCAATACTGTGCAAACATGTGCTTATCAATTGGTGCGCCATTGTTAATGTTACCTTCTACTGTACAGATAACAACATCATCGTATGTCTCACACTTTGAGAGATCGATGTTAAACTTTGCGTAATCTTTCTTTGTGTACTTCATTTTGTAGTATATTCTTTTTGTTTATTATCCTTATATCTTCTTTTAAGCTTAAACTTAAATAGCTTGTTAAAAAGTATATCACTTGTATCGTCTGACTTCATTATTTGTTCAGTCTATTTAAACACATGTTGACAAACTTTCTTTACAATATCAAAGTCATATCCTGTTTCTTTAGATATTTCCCTGGAGATAGAATCTATATCTATCATTTGCAAACAGCTACTATATCGTAGTAATGAACTAACTTACTGTCTTTAAGTAAATCAAAGTACTCACCTCTCATATTTCTAACAAGAACAACATCGCCAACACTTATCTTGTATGGAATGTTATCACTGTGTTCTAGAGATAATGGAGTCTTAATTACTACAGCTTTACGAAAATCGGATTCTACTTCTTTTACCTCAGTCTTAACCTTATCAAAGTCTACAGCTTCTACGCCATTATCATCTTTCTTTGCAGGCTTTACATCGACTGGTTTACTAAACTCTTTCTTTACCTTAATCGGGTCCAACAGCTTAACTAAGAATGCGTCTGTGAAACTATACTCAATCTTATTAGCAATACTTTCAGCAAGCTGTGACTGATCCATTAATTTGTTATCTTCCATTACTTCTTTAACTCTCTAAGATGGCTTAAAGCCTTAATCAAATTCTTTAAAACTGTGCCTTTCTCAACCTTCAAACAAGCTGGCTTATCATCGAAGTCGCGATCAAGATTATCAAGCTCCTCATTGTAACGATTAAGCATAATATCAATCTCGTCAAATACATTTCTGAATGTATCGTTCTTCTTGTAGTCAACTTCCTCAAGATAACCATTCTTGATCAGCTCCTGTGCGTATACAGAATCAATCTTGAATGTAGCACTAAATGAAAACTTAGAATCGCCAGACTCTGTCTTATCAACAGAACTATCACTGTCTGTGAATACGTAAGACTTACCGTCTTCTGTGAGAGTCAACTTATCTCCAATCTCGAGATTAAAGAATGGCTCGATTACTTTTAATTCTTTCATCATAGTCGTATATTTTTGTGAAATTCGACTGCGTAACGTAAGACTGGCTTAATTTGGTTGCAAAATTGAAATATTTTTGTAATTTGCAACTTTTGAAGGTATATTATCGTTAGGGGGATAATAGGGGGTTGGGTGGGTGAGATATATAATATAAACTATATACAACTATGAAGAATATAGATATATACGAAACAATGTACGATGTAAACATAGCAGTATGTAATAGAAAGTGTACTGACAAAGATATAATAAACAACTTCTTAACATCTGATGGTAAAGAGATAACAGAAGAATATTTATCTACAAAACCTACTACAAGTGCATATACATTTAGAGCTATAGATAAGCGTAATAAATACGCTACATTTGTTGTAAGAATATTAAACGTATTTGGTGATACTAAATTAGAAAAAGATACTGATCTAATAAATACTATAGCTCATGAGGCTATGCATATAGTATTAGATACATTTGATAAGATGGGAGAGATAGTTAGTGTACATGTACAAGAACCTTATGCTTATTACATTGGATGGATATGTGAATGTATATATAAATCATACAAGAAATGAATACTATAGAACTAAATGCAATATTATACTATGCTGATTACTTATCACTTAGAACAATAAGTAAACCAGTTACAGACAATTGTAAGTATTACTTCATTCATAACACTCCTATAAACTCTGCATATATAGTAGATCTTATCCCATTCTATGATGAAAATAATCTATTCTACAAACAAGCTAAAGAAGAGTATGATGATCTTAAAAATAAGTTTGGAGAAGCTGGAGTAATGTCATTCTTAGAGAATATATCTGATCTTAAAGCTTGTGGTACTGTAGGAGCTAAACAAATGCTTAAGTGTATACATAGATACAGTACAACAATAGATAGAAAGAAAGCTTTCTCTAGATATTATAGATGGCTTGATAAGTAGAAATACATACAATTTGTAGAAGACGAAAATGGTGACAAAATAGAACAAGAGTGCTCAAGATACGTAGCTCACTTTGAAAGAATGCGCGGAAAACAAATCATTTATCAGAGCCCTGAGATGGCTTGAAAAAGAACAAAGATATAGGCTTAAAAATGGAATGTACAACAAAGGAAATGATGTTTAAAGACATAGTTGAAGGTATGTATAAAACATACGAAAAGAAGAATAAAGACTATGGAAGTAGCTTTGACATACTATGCGATAAGTTTGGATTAGTAGCAGCAGCTATCCCACTAAACAACAAAATTGAACGTATAAACAGCTTAATTAAAAACAATAAGAGCTACGTAAACGAATCGATAGAAGATTCTCTTTTAGACTTAGCTAACTATGCAATAATGACTTTAATTTATCTTAAGAACAATGGGGAAAATAAGTAAATATAGTAATCTATACAAAGATAACGTTTTGATAAGATCTGTAAACGATAAAGGAGTTTTAGAAAAGTATACACTAAAGGAAGTACAAGATTTAGTAGATAAACTTGGTACTGAGAAAGATGAAAATGGCCGTATAAAAGATCAAGAAGGATTTAATAATGCATCATATATACTTATGCATATGTACAATGATACTAAGTATAACGATGAAAAAGAAAACTTTATAAAGGAATTAAATGATAGATTGCGAGTTAACAAAGAAGAAGTTGGAAAGTCTCTTGACGAGTTGGATAGAGGACTTCAACAAGGTGAAGATAATGAATCCTCCGATACTAACAGTAAGCGCGAAGCAGTACAAGTATCTGGAGAAGATGGGGATAATAAAGGACGGAAAACTAGTGATGATGCCATCAAGTTCAACCTCAACGGACAAGAAGTTACCATGTCTAAGACCGACGTTGAAAAAGACAAGGAGATGTAGAAGGGAGTGTTCTTAAAGTCATATGACGTAAATGACAATAAAGACGAATACGTAGAATACAAGGAGAATTAACTATGCCAAAGAAAGAAGTATAGAACTATTACTTAAGGTTCACAGATTACGTAGAAGTAATATATGCTGCATACAAGGAGCCTGAAAAAGACTGGGTTCCTTGTACAGACGAAGAAGCACAACAGATTGTTAAACTAAACGCTTAGGCGTATATGATATATAAACAAGCATATGAAGCTAATAGAAAACAAAATAGAAAAGCTAGAGCAAAAGTATGATCTTCTTGGTATTTATGAACAGATAGAAATAGCTGGTCGTACAGCATATAAGTCCTTAGACAAGATAGAGTATGATAAGAATGGAAGATCTAAAACGGCTAAAGAATTTGTTGAAAGAATGGTAAGTATGAACCATGGTTCCACTTTGGAACATGGGACTGTATATCTTTTAATACATTCAAAAGATGATAATATGCGGCCTTATTATTTCAATAATTATTCTATATGTAAATTATTGCCATATCTAGATAATGATAATCATTCAATATGGGCTGTAACTACAAACTATAGAGTATTAGTTGAAAATGATCTACTCGATGATTTAGAATTCTTATGCGAACCTACAGAATTCCATGAGGAGCGTACAACATTTAGATTAACATGCGCCAGAGTGCAAGCTGATTCATTTACAAGACATAGAGCGTTCTCATTCTTAATGGAGTCAACAAGGTATTGTAACTACAGTAATGGTAAGTTTGATAGTGAGATAACAGTAGTAGAGCCTACAAGATGGGATGATTTTAGTGCTGTACAACAGAATTTATTCTTTGGAGCGTGGGATTATGCTAAGCATAATTATATGACACTAATTAAGACTGGTGTAAAGCCTGAAGATGCAAGAGATGTACTCCCGTTACAGCTTAAAACAGAGCTTATAATGACAGGTACGGAGTCTCAATGGAATGAATTCTTTAAGCTAAGAATATCAGATCATGCACACCCTGATGCAAAGTATATAGCAGAACAAATAAAAGAACAACTATGAAAAATATAATTAAAAATATAAAATCTATATTTGTAAAAGACAAAAATTCTATTAATGTTGATTACGAAAATAAAATCGATATGGTGTGTAGCACAATATTTAGGAGGGTTCGTTCAGTTAATATTAGTAATTTTAAATACACATTTAGCATAATTCCTGTTTATAGAAGCATAATGATAAAGTGTCAAGCTGCTGATAACACTTCAATTTGGAAATATTTAAATTTAACAGTTTGTTGTGCATATTCAAAAGAAGAATTAACTAATTATATTGATAAAGAACTAAATTCTTTGTATAAACAAATAGATGATATGTGTAGTAATTATAAAGAAAATAAAAATGAAAAAGACAATTAAAGCTCTAGCTCATTCATTTCATTGGATAACTGAGAGCAATAGATTAAAGCATATTCAATACGGATTCTATGCTGGTCTATGTGGAACAATCTTCGCTGCAATCGGAGCAGGATTAGCAGCAGAGTATAAAGATAAACAGTATGGCAATGTATTTGACTGGCTTGATGTAACAGCCACTGTAGTAGGAGGTATGTTTGGACAAGCGGCACAATTGCTATTAATATTTGGAATGTATAAGATATTTAAGTAATATAAACCCAGGGTGATTAAGTTCATTCTGGGTTTTATTTTGCCTATAAGGGAGAACCCTTTTCTTTCTTTATATATTTCTTTCTTTTAGGAGAGGGTTTAGCTAAGCTTATATAGTTTATATAGTCTATATAGTTTATATTACTGTACCCTAATCTCTTTATTCTTGCTACTTCTTTTTCTCTATTAGAACGCAGTGATAATCGAGACACTCTATTAGAATGGATTTTATGCCTAATATTACAGTATTTTCTACAATTATCCACATATGACGCATTTTAAGCCTCTCTAAGCCCTTATAATCCCTCAGGTGGATAAGTTATCCAGCTAACACATTATAAGCCGTCAGAGAGCCTGTAAATAGCCTTAAATCGAATGTATTATATTTTATCACAGTTTGCATTAAATAAAAATTTTATTTTTTTATTTTTGTTTTGTATTTACAAATAGGCGAAACATAAAATTTTTTATTATGAAAAGTTAAATTGTGCACGCAAAGAGACGAAACAGCAAAAAATCACTCCCCTCTATCTTTTATCGGAGGGAAACACCCTCCCTGTCGTTTTGGCAGTACACTTACATTTACACTTACAACAATGAAAAAGAAACAAGGAAAAGCTTTGGTGTCTTCGATAGAGATACCAGAAGCGCTGGCAGACTTCAACGAGTCAAACAATGTAACACGTGCTCGTCTAATCTTCACTTTTAACTCTAATGTAGATAGTGACGGTGACGACATTACATCTATGTTGGCAGCACGTTCAGGAAATCAGACATATTCTGTGATTATAGATATTACAGATATGGGTAACAATGCTGCTGAATGCCTTAAAAATGCTAAAGCAACATTTGAAGGTAAACAAGCAACGTTTACAGTGTTCAATTGGGATGTATCAGAACTGAACGACAACGGAGAAACAGTTGTTAACAACGGTTCACGTGAATACTCTTCTTTATCTGACCCTTATATCGGGGATAATGTAGACGAGGAAAGCAGTTTGACACGTATGCGCCGCCGTCTCAATTCTGACATTGAAAATGGCAATCTTGAATATGGTACAATTTCACAAGTTGCAACAAACCAACAGAGACCAACGGGACAGAATTTCCGCCGTATGCGCTAAACAAAAACACACTGACTACTTCGGTAGTTGGTGTGTTAATAAATAGCCTTTTACAAATTAAATCAAATCCTTGACATAGGAACATTACAACATACCCAATATTCTCAAATGGGAGATTATATTAACATATAAGGGATTTCGATTATCACATATTGGACAAACATTAAACAGTAGAGTAGCTCTCTATTTCTTAGTGAAGGCAAACTAAGGGTGCATTATAAAATGTATGGTATTCCGCATATTGGCTTTGCGAAGTCGATATGGACAGGACATAGTTAAATTGCAAATAACTATGCAAGTATTACTATTTCCCAGAACGTTATGTAACGTACGGAAGATAGATAATCAGATTCAAAACAGTTCCACGTAAATTGTTTGAACTCCTATATTATTATATCAGTCGTGGCTGACAAGGATAGAGTCGCAAATCTATTCTTATTTATTATGGGTTGAAATTCCCTGGGGAAGGTGTAGCGCGCACTGAATAACCCTAAAATCCATCACATATCTTGTGCCTTGACGTGGCGTGATGGCTTTAAACAGAACAAGATTAAACATTAACAATTAAAACAACAAAACTATGGCAAAATTGGTAAAATTGGTAAACATTTTAGAAAGTAAAACATTAGCATACTCAGTAATATCATTCTGTTTAGGAATGACATTCATTGTAGTATTAATAAATCTAGCCAAATTACATATCGTAAATGATATGGATTATGGTAAGATTGAAGTAGAAGAAAGAGCTCAAGAGCTCAATCATAAATACTACAACTACTACAAAGCTACAGAAGAGCTATTGGACAAAAAGTTAGGTGATGATGACCCAATCTTAGAAACAGATTGTGGTTCAAATTATCTAGATGCGCGTAACAGTATATGTGAGTATCTGAGATAATTGTGAAAAAAGACAAGGCGGTAAGTCTCTATTTATAGTTCTATAACCACCATTTGTTGTCAGCCCCTGTGTGAATAATAGTAGCACTTATAGGAACTGTCTGGAGTGCCTACGAAAGTAGGAATAATGCACATTAAATTAAATCCTTGTGCAAGGTAAATGTATGGAAGATTTTATTATCTTTTCAAACACATGTGGTGGTAACACTGCAATTCGTAAATCAGAAATCGCTGTCATTCATGAAGGTGATGATGAAGGAGTAGTTTCAATAACGTTAAAGGATGGTATCGAATATGATACACACGAAACGTTCAATTCTATTATCTTAAAACTCACAAAGTAATAGGAGGTAATATTATGAGCAAATTCATAGTTATAAATATGTCTGATGGCGAAAGAATGGCAATCAGAAAAGATCTCGTTACCTTTGTGACAGAAAACGGAACAAAGGAAGATCCTACAAGAGTATGGATTAAAAAAGACGAATACGATGAAGAAGCGTATAATTGTTGTAATACACTTGAAGAAGTGTTAGCCAAATTGGAGGAATAATATGAAAGAAATAGATTTCAAGGAATTCCTCAATACAGCTGATATTGCAGCGAGAAAGGTTCATAAGTCAAATGCTAAGCATATGATTATCAACCACGTATGGGACTCCGAAAAGGGTAAATACGTTAAAGTTAAACGTTTCCGTGCTCATTCGTCAATGTCTAAGAAAGAAGAGCGTAAGTTCTTTGGTCATGATTTCAAGTACGTCAGTAAGAAAAATGTCTTAAATATAGACGGAGTATCACTACTGTTTGACAAGAATGACCAGCTTTGTGATGTTCTTCCATTAACGGAAGACACAAAGAAGTTCTTAGATGAGAATCGTGGTGTGCCATCTTTATTCTTCAATGGAGCAGAGTAGGTTAAGAATCACAGATGCAAAACTGTTAAAAAAGTTAGGCTATAAGGGGGAAACTAATGGATACTACATAAAAGGAGTACCAGTATTTCCCTCACCTACAGACAAATGGAATGAAAAAGGTCCACAGTTTGTAGCAATGCCAGACTCACATCAAGCAATTGAATTCTTATTCAAGAATAAAGGTGTGTTTATAACAGTTAAAGTTGATGTAAATAGTGAGGATTTGAAGATTAAATTCAGACCAGTTATTTACATGACAAGGAATAGGAGAATAACTTATAACTATGAGTTAGAATCCAATGAATCTCTCGAAAAGGCTTACGCAATAGCCGTATCAGAAGCGCTAAAAGCCTTATCAAAAATGTAATAAGGTAAAACAATTTAAAAACATTATCAAAATGAACGTTATTAAGACAACAGAGAATGGAGGTATGTACATTTGTACAATGGTAGGTATAAGAAAAGAGTTATCTGAAAAGATGGCAAATTGGGGTAGCTATCACTCAAAGAATATCACAAAAACAACCCAAAGCATTGCAAAGTGGGAGCTAGTTGACAACGAAATCGACAAAGAGTCAAAAGAGTTTCCAAAGATGGTGAAGGTGACCTCTGTGGTGTTCAGAGATGCAGACATTGACTATGTGCATAAGTTTGCAGAGTGTCAAGAAGAGATCACTGTAGAAATTCTTGGCAAAGAGTCAGCAGATCTTAAACTAAAAGGACTGTCAGCACTATCAATGAGGGTGTACGGCAAGATGGTAAATCCTGAAAACCAAAAGGACGATGAAGAAAACTAAAGTCCATATACAAAACCAACAGATTCAGCAGCGGAAAGACAAAGCCGCTGTTGATTCTGTGGGCAACAAGAGATTTAGGCTTTTCTTTAAGTCTGGCGGTGCTAGTATTCTTATAGCTAAGGGATTAACAAAGAATGAGATTTGTATTCTAACTAAACAGTTTGAAAGTAATCTCAAGAATTACGATTCTAAACTTGAAGGAGTATGGTTAAGTGTGAAGTAAGACGATCAATAACTCGTATATTCAAAAATGACAGAAAATTTCAAGTATTTACAAGATTTATTCTGTCACTAGAAGAACGAAAAACCATCTTAATCGAAGGTTTTACAATAGACGAATTTATACTTAAACTAATTAACGATTACAAGTATGAAGAAAGCGAGAGTTTGGTGTTTAAAAAAGAAACAAACTTTATTTCTGCATTTGAATGCGAAGTAGAGTTAATTTCTTTTATTGAAAATCAGTTCTATAATAAAAGACTTGCTATTGTAAACAAACATAGGAAAGTGGTAAAACTAGCTGAAAAAACTCTACTAGAATGGAAAAGAAAAAGTTAAGAGTAAACGATGTAAGAAGATCAATAGAAACTTATTATGAGTGTGAAAATGGATTATATTTCATAACCACAGAGTTAGGAATAGATTATGATGACATGGTTCTAATTTTCAGAAAAACGAACCGTGCTTTTAATACATTTAGCGTACATTCTAGGTATAATATGCACATTGGGGTTCCAATTACACATAATGTGTACGGAACAACTTTAAGAGAAGATGAAGGATGTGATGGTGTTATAAAAATAACATGCATAATACCATTACAAATGAAAAACTATAGACTAGCCATACTACAAGAACAAAAGAAAATATTGAATATTCTACGTAGTAAGATAGAATGTAGAAAAGCAAGCGTTAGTGCTAAGTCTGACGCAAGTAAATAAAACTCTAAACATTATCAAAATGGGAGTACCAGTTTATAACAACAACAATCAAAATGATTGGTTTGAAAAGTCAATTATAGTACTATTTGTACTATTAATGGCAGTGGGCATAGCACAAAAGTGTAGTGCACAGAAAGTACAACAGAAAGTTGTATATGACACAGTTATGTGTAATCAGGCGTGTATACAGAAGTATGTGCAAGTACCTAACGAAAAGACAGGGAAGGTACGTATCTTTGCAGTATACAAAGATGAGAAGAATAGTCTGAACGAGCTAATCAACGTTCCACAGAGCGTTTTTGATTATATCCAAACTTGTAAGACCTATGGGATTCCTGCCCAATTAGGTATTAAGTTAAGAAACGGTGCTATAATTAGCATCATAAGGATAAAAACAATCATAACTGTGAAGCGATGAAAAAGGCTAAAATAGCAAAAGGAGCAGTTGTTATTGCAGCGCGTAAGAGCAATTGCTTCTTTGACGAATATCTTCTAGTAAAAAAGAAGGCAAAAGATAAATTGTACTGTATAAACAGATTAGGTGAAAAAGTAAAGGTAAATAGCGATAAATGCCATCCAATAATTGTGCCAAACTTAAGAGTAAAAGAAGAAGAGCTTGATGCAATATTAAATGGAAAAATCATAATATACCATGATCTTCAAAAGACATGGGAAGAATTAGAGGTTAAATTTAATTGCTATAACACCAATGTTGTTAAACTATTTACAGTAAGCGGGAGAAGTGTTTTTATTGAGCTTTATAAAGTTTCCAAAATCGTAAAAAACGAATTAATCAAAGAAAGCGCAAACGGAAAACTAATAAATGTAAAGCTTCAAATAAAATGCTTAATAAGGCAAGTTTTGTTTTATGAAAACACCTAAGCCTGGTCAATTTTGTACTATAAACAATGTAGTTTACAGAGCTTATAGAGCAAAAGACGGCTGTAAAGGATGCGCTTTCAATAACTTGTTTTCTTGCTTAGGAATAGTAAATGGTAAGACAAAAAGAGCAAAAATGAACTGTAGATACGAAAGTATAATTTTCAAGAAAGTATAAATATCCCAAAGTATAGAGTGTTAGTATCAAGCTAACGCTCTATATGTACATTTAATGCAACCTACGCCTCCGAAGTACAAGGAGAGTACGACTGGTCCCAAGTCCAGGATGAAAGATGCAGAGGGGATGTACATTTAAGTGCACGCTTATCAAGGGCGCGATGCTGAGTTTCGAAAACTTCGTGCACTACAATTTTCTGGCATGAATTGTTATTTATTTATTCGTGGTTTAATTTGTTAGGAAATCTACCGTGAGGTAGTACTTAAAGGTTATCTAAAAAGTAATAGCGATTACTACAATATACCCGTCTGTGAAGATAGGTATATACGGCTTTATAGTTCAATTGATAGAACACAACACTGATAAGGTTGAAATATTGGTTTGAATCCAATTAAAGCCACGCCCTATTTACCAATTTATGCGTTAATAACACCTTTGATATGCACGGTCTGTGAAGATAGTGCATATAATGGTCTCATCGTCTAACGGTTAGGACACAAGATTTTCATTCTTGCAATTGGAGTTCGATTCTCCATGAGACTACTATAAGTTTATTCTGGGTTCTTTAAAAACTAGACAAATTAATTTATGTTAAATCCAAAACGCATTATCAAAATGGAAAAATGGATTAAGGGGATTTTAACAGTCGTAGCACTGTTAATTGTAGCTTTCCTCGGCTATAGCCTAACAAGCTGCAAAGACATTGGTGATAATCGAGCTGCAAGGCTTAAGGCAGACTCTTCTGTTGTCGCAAAGGCAATTGAAGACTACAATCACCCACAACTCAAAAACGTGGACGATGCAATTATTTTGCAAAACCAAATGTTGATGGACCATGATTATGAACAAGTATTTATGAATATGCCGCAAAGCACACTGAAAGCAGTAATTCATGTAATAACAAATCAGGCTCATTCACAGACATTTACAATCAAAGACGTTGCTCAGGAGTATCTATCCAACAGGCGAATATACGACAATCTGCCAAAGGGTAATGATGCTAGCAAGCCTAAGCAAGGCTCCCCAGAAGAGTTAGAATTAGATTCAGTGGGAGGGTTGTAATATGGAAACAAGAGCTATTGTAATTCTCTACGAAGGAGTTAAAGCTCCAGAGAAATTAATGATCAAACTTGCACAAACCCTTAAAAAGGAGAAGATAACAAGCGATCGTGATATTTCTATATCAGAGTTGGATCAGAGTGATATTGCTCAAACTTTAGCAAGGGCTAAAGCAGCAGAAACAATCACTTTCAAACACGCTGTAGAAAAAGACCCTACAGAACAGTCAATTATTTACCTTAAAGGGTATTTTGGAGACAAGGTGTGGATTAATCCAGTTCTATTTGGCATTAACCTTATGGGTGCAAGAAAAGCGCTCACAGAAGAAGGGAAAACGGCTCTACGTATATTATGTAGATACAATATCCCTGCAGAAGTTGCTATGAAGTACAATTTTTCAGAAGCTCACCTAACAGCAATTAAAGCTGTTGTAACAACAATGTAGAATGAAACACTACGATGACCATCACATGGTGGTAAAAGAGGAGAGTAAGAGAACTGAGCGTGCCAGACATATTAATGCAAGGCCATATAAACGCTCAAAGTACAAACACAACAACTACGAGGAAGATGTATAAAGTAGAGCTTTGGAGTAGAAACTCACATGGGAACAAAAAGGACCTGATTACAACTTCTTTGTATCCAACAGAAGAAGGAGCTATCAAAGCGAGAGAAGCCTTAATAAGGCTCTCTCATGGAGCTAATTTTGCACCAGTGGATGCAGAATGTGTAAAAGCAGGTAGGCCAGAAACGGCTATTTTCTACAAGACTAACTACATAGTATGTTAGTTAAGTAAAACATAATATTAATTTTTAAAATCATTATCAAAATGGCAAAAGAAACAAAAAAAGCAGCAGGTAACGAAGTAGCAGTTACAGAAGAGAATGTATTGGATCAGATCAAGAATGGTAACCTCATGAAGGAGGCTAACGTCAAAGCAGCAATCGACGAGATTGAGAAGCAGAAGGACGAAAAGCAGAAGAATGAGGCTATGAATATGATCTGTACTGCTAAGTACAGCAATAGTAAGGCTCTTCTTGAACTCCGTGCTCGTCGTCGTGAAGAGAAGAACACCAAAGAGTATCTTACGAAGACGAAAGAACTTCTCGACAGTGTACTTGCTGGCAAAATTACTCCTACAGAACACAAGAAACAGCGCGACGACTTACGTGAAGAGTTCCGTAAGAAGAATCGTGAAAGTGACAATCAGCTCACAGAAGAGATGCAGGAGTTGCGCAACAGCTTTGAAGGCCGTTGGCAGTATTGGTGGGATTAATTTCCCAGTAACACACAAATTTGTGCTAAACTAGCAGAGTCTTAGAACCAGTCTAGTGTGGAGACCGGAATAGTTTAAATGAATAGAATGCTAATGAGTATTAATGAGAAAACGCCACTTCAATGAATTGACATTGACACAAGAGCCTTTGAGCCACGTGCAGCACACATAGCGAGGATACGCTATTGCAATATATCCAATAGATGATCAAATAATTACAATATGCGAACCATAGAGTCGGTGCTCCTATAAGAAGTCCTCATTGGTGAGGTAAATAGACACTGTATTGTGTATCAAGAATAGATACATGTGAATTATAATAGAGTCTAGAACCATTTATATGAAGCATATTTATTAAGCTATTTAAAGCGTTTTAAGACGTTTAAACAACTCGAGTGGATTAGCTACCCATAAGATGCGTTAAAACGCCTTAAAACGCAAGCAAATGGCTTTATTTAGAGTCTTTGGGATTGATCACCTAAGGATTCACTAAGAAAGAAGCATATCTGTATGAGGTATACGTCCAAGACGTGGGTTCGACTCCCACCAGCTCCACTATAAATAAAGAATAAGGGGCTGTCTGGTTTTGATTGGCGTGGAAGTAAATACACCTATTTAGTTAGGAAGGATACTGTATAAATTCAAATGGCAACTTTAACGTTGTTGACTATACTTGCGTAGCGTAAGTAACAGTCAGGTGGATGCAAGACCTACCAAAGTGGTCTAGATTTGGGGGAATATCTGGGATAGGCGCGTAAATAAGACCTAAGAGGGGTTCGATTCCCTAGCCCCCACGAATATGAAAACAGGGTATAAAGAAATGCTCCGTGACAGGTTACCTGTTTACGTAGACATAGCACTAAAATGGTGTCATGTTAAAGAGCTTTGGATTAACCATGTTTATAATTCTCAAATAAATATATACGCAGATAAACCGGAACGGTATAATGCTACTCGCATTGTATTAGGTCTATCTTCCAAAGAGCGTATATTTAAATTTGAAGAAAGTATAGACTGGGTATGGGCTTCTGAAGAAGAAAAGGAAAGAATGCGACCAGCTATAGGTTGGGTTAATTTCTTTAAGTACTATTTTCCGTACATAGAAAATGCATGGAAAATTAATCTCTCGTTAGGAAAGACAGAACAGGAGTTCATACAAGAACTATCTTCTGGATACCTAAAAAATGTTAGCGAATCAATTAAAGATAAACTGGCAAAATTCATTACTAATTATTTGAAAAAATGATTAAGTATTTTCCACGTACAAAAAGGGAGTACATTGTCAGCAGAGAAGGATATGACTATTGTGTACATTGCTTTAAAAAGGGACATTACAACCAATTATATAAATGGAATGTAACTATACCTGCAAAGTATGCTGAGGTCATGAAAAATGAAGACTTTACAGATATATTGGCATGGGTTCATGAAAAGATTGTATTTGAAATAGAGGATATGACGTATATAACACTAGATGTGCTAATACGAATACTAACAGGCCTTTTAAACAAGTGCAATATCGAAATGAATACAAAAATAGAACTTCATGACATTATAGTTTCTCAATTGAGAAACAGAAAGTTTTATCTAGTTGACAAAGATTTACCTTTTTAGCTATAGATCATTGGGTTGGTCTATAGCTCCTAATTGTGGTCAAGCTATATCCACAATGCGAGTGACACGCTTATAAATAGCTTTATTTGTTTTGAAAAATCCACGTATTACCCCAGAGGAAGTGGAGATAATCAAAAGCGCTCAAGCTGGTAATATATCAGCTTTTAATAAACTTTTTCATCGTTATAAGGGGTTTGTAGATACAATCCTATACTACTATCTTAAAGATATGGATGAAGCAAAGGATATAACTAACATTGTATTCTTGAAAGTTTATGAAAAACTCTCTCAATTCACAGACTATGACTCATTTGGAGGATGGCTGAGAATTTTAACAAACCGTACAGCAATTGATTACTTACGTAGTGTCAAGAACCACGCGAAACCAATAGGAGAAGAAAGTGAACGACTATCACGAGCTTCTTCTATATCTTCAGACGAAGATGATCTTGTCAATCGTCTTGCGTATGAAAGAATACTCGAAGAATTTGAAAAATTCCCTGCTCACATGAAGCAGATTCTTGAGTTATTCTATGTGAATAATATGACTGTTGTACAAATTAGTGAAGCTTTGAGAATCCCCACTGGAACTATTAAGTCGATCTTATCAAGGACTCGAAAGCAAATCAAAAAATCGTTTAACCAAAATTAAAAAAGATGGACTTACTTTGGTTTTTTATCGGAATATTTATTATCTTATGTATCGGTCGATACAATGAGAGTAATAAGTTGTTCTGGGTTCTGCTAGTATCATTTGTTGGTAGTTTTGCAGTAGCTACAGTTATCGTGAAGTCAACTTCACATAACTCCGATGAAACTAAGAAAAGTACAGTTCAAGTGTGTCCCACACAGGCGTCAACTAACACATCGGGTATAACCCATTTGGCAGATGCGATGTTAGGAGACATTCTAAGCTCTCAGCTAAAACCTGTGGGTAAGGATAAAAACACACTTGAATCGTTACGGATTAGTTTCAACAGTCCGCTATTTAAAAGCGGAATAGTTTACTCACCTCTAAAACCACCACAATTATGTTTACATACTTCGATACATCATGACTTTCATGAACAAACTCAGAAACTATTAATTTAACGTGATTATATTCACAAGTATTTAACTTTTTAAAATCATTATCAAAATGAGTAAGAAAAATAAGCCTATTAACAAACAGGCAAAGCAAGCTAATAAGGCTGCAAATGCAGCTCCTCAGGTAGAAGCTCCAATCGTGGAGACTAAGAAAGAGGAAAAGGTAGAAGAGCCTAAAGTAGAAGAGGTTCAGACACCTTCAAACACAATGAGCGAATTTACAGAGCAAGTAAAGAAAGCTACAGCTCGTGGTCTAGACCCGAACCGTACAGTAGATTTGCTTAGTCTGAGTCACTCTTATTTTCACGATGCAGATGCTGCAGCAGAGCGTTATGGGATTAAGAAAGAAGTAGCTGAGACGATGGATCGTTGTACAGCTATTGGTGTAATGACTATGTTTGCTCAGGAAGTAGCTCTTGCTGACACCCCATGGTCTCGTACAATGCGTCCAGCAGTACTTGAGAACATGGCAGAAGTTGCTAAGGAGATTGGTGTAACAATCAACCTCAAGTCATTACCAGCTCCAGACAAGGATGGTAAAGTAACTATTACCCAAGAGAACGTGAAAGTCTCTGCGGAAACTAAGAAGAAGCTTAAGGAGGAGAAGGAACTCCTTGAGGAACAACCAGAATTGGATGTTAACAAGATTGAGAATAAGATGCAGCTTCGCAAGAGTCTTCTTATTTTCTTATCTGAGCGCAAGGATTACCTTGAGAACATCCAGAAGGCTATCAGTCTTTATGCAGCGTATTTGGAGAAAGTCAAAGCCGACGCCACCAAGGGCATGACTCGTATTCAGCTGTTGCATGAGCTCATAGAGCTTGTTGGAGAGGCTCCGTTAGTAATGAATGGAATTGGTTCCTTTCTTTACACCGTTACCTCTACATCTAAGTCTCCAGTATCAGCCTTCTGCCATCTTAAGAACACGGTTACAGATCGAAAGACTGGAAAGTGTGACTACGATGATCAGTTTATAGCTGACGTTGTACGTGAGATTGTCATTTGGAAGGCAAACCTCAAGAAGGAAGAAACAAAGAAGTCTATTGAGGCTGTAGAGAAGAATCTCGAAGTTCTCAAGAAAGATTCTAAGAAGAATGAGAAGGCTATCAAAGATCAGGAGGAGCGTCTTGAGACACTCAAGCACAATCTTGATGTATTTGATGTTACAATCAAGTACGTTACAGAGCCAACTGAAGAGGTAGTTGAGTCATTCTTGGACAAGTGCAAAGAAAAGGACAACACTGCGATGAAGATTTTCAGATCTCTGAGAGAAAGTCTGTATCGTGGAGTAGACCTTCATGGTGTTAAACAAGACAGTTTGCTCAACAATATGAAGATGCAAGCTGGAGTTATAACAAACTTGTTCCGCAGCCCGCTGTCTCAGATGATTAACTATAAACCATCAGAGATACCTGAGCTTCAGTTCATGTCTAAGGAAGAGCTGGAAGCCTTAGAAAAGAAAGAGACTGAAGTAAAGGAAGAAGCTAAGGCTAAGGAAGAAGAGCCAAAAGAGACAGAAGAGAAGTCAAAAAACTAATAGAGACTACTAAAGAAAAAGTTCGCGAAATTAGTAGTCGAATTGGTAAGGCTTACAGAGTCTTAAAAGGCGAAGAATCTATCAAAGATGAATAAGTTAACAACTACTTTATGCTGTATAGCATTTGCCATTAGTGGTATATGCTTAGCTGTAAGTAAGTCAGGACCACCACAGTTACCTGGAAATACTGTGGTGTTTGCGAACCCGATGCCAAAGGTATCAGTGCCGCTATTCTTGAATCAGAGTAATACTGAGAAAGAAGCTAAAAAGGATACCGTGTTTACAGAAACTGTAAAACACGATACAATCCAAGTAACTAACACAAAACTTAAGTACGTTGTAAAGGTTCGTACTAAGTCTAAATCTGAGAATCCGTATCTCCCAGCTTTTAGTTTAAAAATACCGAAGGGGAGTTGGGAAACCTCCCATGATTCTACAGAAGTAGTATCAGAATAAAAGAACCAAGTGTATACCGTGTACAATCGGTGCTCCTATATATTGTAAGCTATGCGCTTAGTGTATAGGAGCAGCACATTAGTTCCATATAAGGTCTCATTAGCCTTAGGAACGAAATAACTTGATCCGAAAATATGTTAGCGCTCTCAAAGCGTGAGAAACCCAAAAGATAGGATGGAAGACATTTAGGCTTGAAAAACCTATTTGTATTAGGGTTAGCGTAGTATCAAACCCTATTCATATGGAAGTGAGAACCGTCTGGTGATGGAAGTATGAGAAGACGCGTAAGCTGTGAGAAGATAATCACACAGAACTTGATGCCGTATCGGAAATGTATATTATGATACTATATATACAAGAACGTTACACGAGATGAAACTATAATAAGAAACCCCGAAGAATACAGTGCATGGGATGGCTGTATGAAGGCAAGGCCAAATTCTATTATAGAGTATCACGACAAATGCATAGCTTAGTGTTCCTCTACAACCAAAGTAGAGTATGAAGGAGTGAAAAAATGTATGGAGTAATCAATATTGTAGGGATAATACCTACAAAGTGTATGGTAAATATGCTGACTATGTAAATCCTGGCTGTTCGATTCAGCTGCCTTTTGGGTCACCTTAGGGTCTGGGAATGGGGTAAAACGTCTGATTTATGAAGAAATATGTCCGCCAGGCTTTGGTCGTTTATGCGGGATATAAAAGTAAAATGACCAGCGGATTGGGCAAAATCCGAATGCTAAAATGCTACGCGAAACGAGGCCGCGGTCAAAGTCTGATTTAAGGTACAACAGCCATATATGCGTGGTGAAGATAAAAATGTGTACATTGGGAGTGTCGATAAAAACGATTCCTCTACGCGATGATTACGATATAATCAAGGTTAGCCGCTCTCAGAGGCGATACTGGGAAACAAACTTAGGTAGACCTGATTCTGAATGTCATATTACCAATGGCAATGAAAGATCCGTCAACCTTCAACAACTACAAGTATTAGTGCTTTGCATTATATTTACAATATTATATAGTCTCTACAGAGTAGTAAGCTGGTATATTATATATGAGTAAATATATAGCTATAGATAAGTATTAAGAAAAGAGAGTTAGAGAGAAAATAAACATGTTTAACAAAAATGGATGTCCCCCGATAGGTATACCCCTTTCGTTGTAAGAAAGAAATCGAGTCGGAAATCCGAGTGCCAACCGTAACTTTGAAATAATTATGCAGAATAAACTATACGATTCCGTCTTGAGCTTGAGTCGCCGAACGTAACTACTAATAGGTAGCAACGGGCGGTATTGAAGTAGGACAGCAAATCCTTATAGATTTATAGAGCAGTTATCAGTAAACTGATGGGCAGCAACAGAACTTAAGTACGTCTTTGTAATAAAGATAGGGAGTTAGTGACTCATTAATACATCCTGTCTCGATGTATTAAAAAGGAATGTTGTGGGTGACAAGGGTAATGATAGGGTTAAATTCCCGAGTGTTCGTGCACTGTCTTGAAGAAATGAGAGATTAAAAACAAATGAGGAAGCAAAATCCAATAGAAAAAAACAGCCGTAGCATCTGTGATCCCCTTGAAGGTGAGATGGTTCGATAATGAAACGTGAACTCCAAGCGTAATAGATACACACGCACGTATCTCTTGAGTATGGAACCTATGGGAGGAGCATAGGGTAACGTTGACAAGTACGGTCGGCGGATAGATGGCAACGTCTATGACGAACAATAGTAGTACGCGGTAGTTACTTTTAAGTATGTGGAAAGTACGAGAAGAAATTACCAAAGTTTTTGTGGATTATATATATGTGGAAACTTACATCTGTATCTCAGCACTGTAACCCTCCGCGAATCCTGAATCATCAGAGACTTTGACGGGTACAGAACAGTATACTTCACATATTGTTTATTAGAATTAGACAATAAATTACATAAGTCATAGCACTTGATTGTGCACATTCAACATTCAAAGCTTATGATAGCAATTTTAATGATGGGCTAAGTTAATCCTACCGTTGGATTCCCGTTACATGAGTTGAGCTTCACTTAGAGGAATATAGAAGTGTAACAGTTAAAATTGGAAGCGTGCTTCCCATTAGAACAGCAATTGAAGTTGATTTATTTCCAGCATTCAGACCCTCTGAGGCAGAAATGTTTTTTTTATAAAGCTGTATTCAGCACAAACAAATTTTATTAATTTCATCGTTGGTTTATCAAAAACGATGTCAAAAAGGATGAAAAATTATGGAAACTGTAAAAGCATCAGTAGTAGCAAACAATCGTAAATCTCTTTCTATTGTAGGCCAGAACTTTGGCTGTCAGTATTATCGCCCAGAGGCACGTCAGAACGCAGCTAACTTCGACGAGAAGAAGCGTAAGATTGAGCAGGATGGAAACATCGAGCTCACAACAAACCGTGCAACAAAGCGTTATCTAGTTAAGGGCTATGATGTAGTAAGCATTCAGCTCGGTAATGACATCACTGGTTCTCCAGTAGTGTTCATTAACAAGGGTGACCAAGCAAGTGAGATAGCAATGCCAATCTCTCCAGACTTGTCTAAGGTTGGTCAGGTTACAGAAGACGCAGTAACAAAGGCTCTTCGCGGTGACAACAACATCATCTTCTCTGATGTAGAGAAGTTGGTTAAGCAGTGTAATGCTGCAAACCAGGCTGAAATCGCTCGTATTGAGGAGCTTAAGGCTAACCTTGATAAGGAGTTGCAGTCTCTTCAGAATGCAATTGCTGGTAACATCAAGAAGCTCGATGATTACAATCACGAGATGAATGCGAGCACTAACGCTACGCAGGGTGTAACCGTAACAATCACAGAGGACTAAGCATATGGAAAAGCTTGTATCTGATGCAAGCAAACTGTTAATGCAAGTTCTAATGACTGATTCCAACGTATCTACAAAGATACTAGACAACGCAAATGATGCAGAAAAGTACAAGATTTGTACAATCCGAGATAATGGTACTATTGTTCTTGGAAAAACATCAGTGCGTTGGTGGAATCAGTTGTTAGGCTGTCAGGACAAAATTCCATTTGATAGTTTTGCTTTGAAAGTGTGGGACGCTTTGGTAGATTCATCAAGCGGCCTTAACAATAAAGCTATTCTCAATGGTTTATCTATTGAGATAGTAAAGAACTCAGTCCGTAAAAAGGACTATAACTATGTTGTCCATAGATTACATGATTGCTGGGCTCACGTAGCTCAGAAGAGCGAGGGTTACCAAAAGGCTCTGTCTCCCGAGGGAGGCCCGGGTTCGGCCCAAGACTGTCCTGGTGGTACTTTCGCGTCCGAAAAGCCACGTGAAATAGTAATCAACATCAATGGTACTAAGAAAACAATCCCTTTCATAGATAGTAATGGTGATCCACTGAATATAGGATTAGATTATGGATTTGTTGGATTTCGTAAAATGTAAGTAATATATCCGAGGATATAGAAGTGTAATCCCGAGGGAAAATGCTTCACAACGAGCTTTTATGAAACACAATAATGAAATATGATAATTCTAAATTCGGATTATCGTTACTTGGTTATTTACAGTTATCCATTTCCCCGAGGGGATTGGGGCATACTTCCTGCGGGAGGTGTGCCCCGCGGATTAACTTAAATAAACTTGGTTCGATTCCAAGCTATGAGCAAGTGTAGGTAAATGATCTCTCGAATTCATATTAGTTGTTTTTTTAATTTTAATCAAAATCTAATTATGAGTAAGAATAAATCAATTGAATTGAATTCAGCAAAGATCATTAATATCCGTAAGAATCTCGATATGACAATTAACAAGTATTGGAAAATCATTCGTGCGGAAAACGTAATGGCTAAAAAGGCTATTGCAGCAGGCCATGGTTCTGGCTACGACCTCAAAGCTTTGTACAATGAAATTACACAGATGAGTGAGAAGCGTACCATTATTAAGGGTATGCTTATGTTGCTCAATATGGGTGTTACAGAGTTTAACTATGAGGAGTTTAAGAAGACTAACAACTATGCTATTTTTGCAGCTGGTGAAGCTAAAGAGGCTATCGCTCAGCTTAAGATGATTCCTACTATTAATCCTTCTGAGAAGGCATCTAAGGGTAAGAAGCATATGGGTAAGACAGAATCTTTTACCTCAGCAAAGATTGCATCTCTCATTAAAGAGACTCAGTTGAAAGCAAATAAGTTTGACGCTAAACTTAAAGAGTTTAACGACAATACTAATATAACATGTACTGATGATATAGCAGATAAGTTTAAAATGGAACTTGCGTTATAACATTGGGACAAGTATATGGTGTACAAGGACCAGCATTAGTGCGACAGTTCGAGGCTGTCTATACTTTCAATTTAAGGCCATTTAGAGGCCTTCTAAGGCGTTCTAATATATTTCCAGTATAATTTATCGCAGAGATAAAAATAACGCCGTAAAACACAATTATTTAATACATTATCAAAATGAATAAGAATTTGCAACCGAATATACCAGACCCAATCGTTATATATAACACAGTAAAGAACAATCGTAAAGCATACTTAAAAGCTCATTTTAGTATACGTTTTAAGAAACAGCCTTGGTATATGCTTACTAAAGGAAAGTGTAAGAACTATGAAGAACGTATGAAGAGTTGGGGTGCTTGTGTGGACTTCTATGATGTACCATCAGAAGTAAAGTCTATGTGCGAAAAGAATACTAACAAACGAATTGGAAGTGCAAACTTTATGGAGCGGTTAGCTCAACATAAACTTGCAAGGTGGGTGCGTAAACACCCAGCGCCATGTGATGAAAGTGATTTGTTTAAGAACGAATTCCTTAAACCATGGGAGGAAGAGCGAGATAGAGCTCTTGAACATTTTCGAGATGTCGTAGTTTCGATATATGACAAAACAGTATTACCGTATGACAGCAAAAAGGCATTGATTGTGCCTATGATAGATATGGGTGGAGGAATCCGAACGTATCCAAATATGGACCCATTGACAATTGGTTATCCATTGTGTAAATTTGCTGGAAAACGATTCGTTAAAAAAGATACTGTAGCTGACGTATGTAAAAAGACACTTAAAATAGTATCTAAACAGTACAACTGCAAATCAGTTGACTATACATACGAACGCAAAGTGTTGCTCAGTGTAGCAGCATAACAGTGCTGGTGGTGACACTCTTCGTCCCACCAACACTTTAAAAAGGTAGGTTAACTCAGAAGTTTTTGGTCTAGAGTACTGCACTAACAATGCAGCGGTCGTGAGGTTCGAATCCCACACCTACCACTTAGGTTAATAGTTGTGGAGAATTAATTATATAATTATATATTTTATGGGAAAACATACTGAACGTATTGAATTGTCAGATTTATTTGATAATACTACATTGGATGACGTTATAGAAGAACTTCAAAAATTAAAGAACTCACATCCTAATATAGAAAAAATATATGTTAATTTTGATTATGGATATGAATATGAAGGTCCATATATAACTATTGAATATTAAGAAAAAAAATAGTAAGGACTTGTAGCTCAGTAGGTTAGAGCGTCAGATTACATAATCTGAAGGCTTCTGGTTCGAGTCCAGGCTGATCCACTTAAAAATCAATAATATGTTAGAAATAATATTAAGTTTAATACTTGGATTATTTATTGGTATAATATTATTCCCAATAGGATTATTTCTTAGAGCAAGAAAATCTGGTTGGGATGATAGTAACATCTTTAATATATTCCATGTATTGTTTCATTTGGCCTTACATCCTGATGATTTCACCAAGATGTATTACAAAAATGGAAAGAAGCCGTTTTGGTATTTAACAAAAGATGAGTTTTCTGAGGTCTTATATGTAAGGCCATAATAATAAATATAAATTTATGAATTACGTAAAACCATCAATTAGTATTATTCCAGTTGAAAATATTAATCTACTGTCAGACTCCCGCAGAGAAGGAGCAAGTTGGGTTAATAATAATGTAACTGGATGTGGCAAGATTGTCACACTTGAGGATTTAGATAAGTCTGATGAGACTTGCCCAGGGAATTAACCCTGGGTAATCCTTAAGTATTATTGATTAGCTGTAGATGGTCTAAATATTGGTTCGATTCCAACATACAGCACAATGGCTACTTGTAGCGAGGTTCGGGCATTACACAACATAGTAAATTGTTTATTTGTATATGTATCAGCGATGTGAGCCGAGTAGCCGCCTTATACGTCTAACTTAGAGTCTTTGAACCATGTTTATACGAAAATTTAAAGTCGTTACGTACGACATAGAGATTTTTCCAAACTGTTTTCATTGTACATGTAAAGACACAGAAACACAAGAGTTATCACTTTTTGAAATATCTAATAGAAAGAATCAGCTAACAGAGTTAGTTGATTTTTTCGTTTCTAAAGACATAATCTTTTGTGGTTACAACAACAAACACTATGACGACGTGGTAATAAATTACATTATAGATCTTCAAAGGCAATTGAGTCATAGAACCTGTCAAGAAGTTTGTAAGTCATTATATAAACTGTCTAAATGTATAATAGAATCAGAAGATGGAGATATAGAAAGATTCAAGAAATGGAAATATGCAAATAAATTCAACTCTATGGATCTTTTGACTATGCAATTTAGTTCAAAGTTAAGAGTAGGTCTTAAGGAAATGCAATTAACTATGCACTACAAAAACGTTCAGGAGTATTCGGGCTCATTTGATTTACCAATCGAAGACTCTGATATTGACGAAATGATTGCATACAATATAAACGACGTTGAATCTACAACAGATCTATTAAATAGACTTGAAGAAGATATAAAACTTCGTTTGTATATTGAAGATGAATATGGAATACCGTGTTTATCTTTTGATGGAGTAAAAATCGGAGAATCCATCCTTGCTAAACTTTATTGTGAGAAAACAGGCATAGATATAAAAGAGTTAAAAAATACTCAAGAACCTATTGAAGACATAAGGTTAAAGGATGTGATTTTCCCTTTTATACAATATAAAAATCCGAAATTACAAGACGTTCTCGAAGATATGAAAAAACAAGTAGTTGATTCGCGTGAACGCAAAGGCTATGAGAAGAAGTTTGCTCTCTCAAACTTAGGCTATTCTGTTGGTGTTGGTGGATTACATTCTATCAACAAACCAGGAATCTTCCGTCCTAACGAGAATGAGTATATTGGGCACAGTGATGTGGCGTCGATGTACCCATCGTTGTTAATTAAATACAACCTTGCTCCAAGTCGTGTAGGAAAAGAATTTTTGCAGGTCTACACTGGCGTTTACAACGACAGAATTTATGCAAAACATAATCGACAGAAACTTAAGGACAAGACACTAAAACTTGCTCTTAACGCTGTAACGGGGAAAATGCAAGAAGAATCAAGTTGGTTATACGATCCATTTAACGTCTTCCGAATAAGAATCAATGGACAGTTGATATTACTTATGTTAATAGAACGTTTGCTGGAGTTGGGTTGTAGGATTATACAAGCTAACACAGATGGTGTTATGTATGTAGCTAAGGAAGAGAATCGCAGTAGAATTCAGGAAGCTATTGCAGAAATAGAAGCTATTACACAACTTGTATTTGAAAGCAATGATTATGAAGCGTTTTATCAGTACGCAATTAATGATTATTTCGGTATCATTAAGGGATACTCTGAATCCAAAGACCCTAATCTGATAGAAAGGAAAGGAATGTTTATAACCGAGACCAAGCTTGGGAAAGGACTAGCACCAGTCGTAATTCCTAAAGCGGTTATAAATTATTTTCTTACAAAACAACCAGTCAAAGAGTTTATAATGTCTGATAAAGATATTAAAGACTTTATGATTGGACAACGCGTAGCTAAAAAGTTCGAGGTATATCACGGAAGTGAAAAAGTACAACGAATAAATAGGTTTTACGCATCTACAAACGATTATTATTTATTCAAGAGAAAATATAATGAGAAGTTAAAAGAGTTTGAGTTTTCTTATCAAGGTAAAAAATATGATGTTAGAAAATATACAGACATAAATCTTTTAGCAGAATCAGGAGTTACTATCTTGAATACGTATGACGAAAAGCCTATAGAGCATCGCCATATAAACTATCAGTACTACATTTCTAAAGCGAGTAAAATTATTAGTGAGCTTACGAGTGTACAACTGAGTTTGTTTGACGATCAGACTTGTTAACCTAAGAGTATAAAAGTATGATTATTGAATTAAACACAAAACTTCTGGATTATCCAGATAAATTAAATTTAAATCAATTAGTCTTCCTAAGTATGGTATTGGATAAGAATCAAAAATCTAATAATCAAGACGTCCGCAAAATTGTCAGCCTAATTAGCGACGACGAAATATCATACTTAATCGAACAAGGACTTATTACCTCGATAGAGAGAGGGAATTCAATTACATATCAAGAATCTGAAAAGCTTACAGCTTATATCGAACCAGATCGTAGCTATTTTGATCAGTTTTACGATATGTACCCAGTTTATGCTGTTCGTCCAGATGGAGAAAAAGTCTATCTTAGAACGAATAAGAATAAATGCAGAAATCTTTATAACTCCTATGTTAGTAAAAGCTATACCAAAGCTGAACATATTAACAAATGCTTAGTTAAGGAACTTGAGAAGAAAACTAAATTAGGCAAAATAGGATATATGAAGACCATGTGGAGATGGTTACAAGACCATCAGTGGGAAGAAATTGAAGAAGAGATGCTGAATGAACAGCAAGAACAAAATACAGAGACATATGGAACAGAACTTATCTAATTTGATACGTCCTATGTCTGTAGTTGCGAATGAAGCTGTTCAATATATTGCAGGCAGACGCGAACATAAAATCGTCAGCTTAAAAACAAGATGGAATAAGTTTAACAAGCAGTGCATGGGTGGAATAGAACCTAACACTGTACTTACCATTGCAGGTATCTCTGGAAGTGGAAAGAGTTCATTTGCGAACTTAATTACCACAGACGTGATTGATTTAAATGAATCAGAAGATGTTATAGTGCTTAACTTCTCTTTAGAGATGGTTGGTTTTAGGCAGGTTGGAAGGACGCTCTCAAATAAGCTAAGGAGAACGACTTCGACTCTGTATAGTTCTGAAAAGGACCTGGACGACAATACCTTCAGAATGGTCGTATCGGTAACCAATAAGCTAAAGGAGTATCCTATTTACTTTGTAGATAGTCCTACTACTCCCACGCAAGTTAAGGACATAATATTTCAGTTCTATGATACGTATGTTAAAGGAACTAACAAGCATTTCTTGATAGTATACGATCATGCGTTACTAACAAAACAAGTAGGCTCTGTATTAGAGACTATAAGTGAGTTAGAAAGAGTGTTCATACAAGCTAAAAAGCTACCAATGACAAGCATTATACAGCTTGCTCAGATGAACAGAAACATAGAATCTTCTGAGAGAATAAACAATCCGACAAGTCATTATCCTATGAGAAGCGACTTGTCATCATCAGACGCTATATTTCAAGCAAGCGATTACGTTTGCGTTATACATAGACCAGAGATATTGGGCATCCAAGAATACGGTCCAAATCATTTACCTACTTCTAATAAAGTATACATACACATGTTAAAGAACCGTGATGCGGGAAAACCATGTATACTTGAATTCGAGAACGACCTAGCGTTCAATAATCTGATAGAAGTATAAGCGTCTATTGTATCACATTTTAAGGCTGAAATTTTATGAATACATATACTTTTAAAACTAGCAACAATAATAATAACAATACTAAGAAGTTTTTCACATTTTCCTTTCTCAAGAAGAATAAGCCAACAGACTATTCTAAGGTTCTTGATGATATTATTCTTGACAATCTAATGGAAACGAATCCGTATCTTAAGGATTACAAGACTAAGCAGGAAGATGCAAAGATTTTTGAGGCTAGTACTGCTTCACTGAAGGGCAACGAGTTTGCAGAAGCAGCATCATTCCTTGCTAACTATAGCAAGAAGAACACCTTCCCGTTCATTTTGGGTAAGGTTTATAAGCTTGCGGGCAACATTCCTGTTATCTTCTACGATGACGAGATTCAGATTGACCGTGACATTTACTCATACGATGATTTCGAGAATCTTGCATTCTTGAATACGTTGAGTGCTCCAAAGAAGAAGATCATTATCGATATTTACACTAACAGTCACAATATCAATATTGAGATTAATAAATAATCTAAAACCTAAGAGTTAATGATTACATTACCTACATCTAAAGTTCCAGCAGTTTCAGTTAATCCACGTTTCTTAATTATCTATGGTCGTCCAAAGTCTGGTAAAACATCAGCGTTGGCACAGTTAGAAAATAACTTGATTATAGACTTAGAGGGTGGTTCTACGTTTATTGATGCTATGGCAATACAATGCCGTAACATTAGTGACTTAGGAGAGGCTGCTCAAGCCATTAGAGCTAAGAATAAAGAAGTAGGGCATAATTTCTATAACCGTATTACAATAGACAACGCTACTCGATTAGAGGAGATTTGTTTAAGTTATGCTGCTACTTTATATCGTCAAAGTCCAGTTGGAAAGAACTGGAAGG